TCTTTAACAGCTTTAACCGCGCCGTTAAATTTAGGATCTTCTTCATATCTTGCTGCGTTTATTTCGTGTTTTACCAATCGAGATATAAAAGCATCTGTCCATTCATCCATAAAAGCTTGCCCAGCACTTGGAGGCAACATATTGCCGCCTGTAGATGGCCGAATAGGAGTTCCGTAATCTTCTACAATTGGCTCAAAATCAGGCGCTGCGGGTTGCGTTGGCGAATTGCTCGGCACTTGCGTATCCACAACAATAGGTTCTTTTGCCCAAGGCGGTAAATCAGGCGTGGTTTTAATATATGGATCGTTTTGTTCATCAAGCCAAAACCCAGCGTTTGGACGCATTTCCGATCCCGCTGGATCAAACGGATCGCCAATTGTATTTTTGCTAGAAACTCGAACAGACGCATTGCTCGAAAGCAAATTTAAAAAATTCCCTGGTCTAACACGCGCTGCGTTTTTACCAACACCAGAATAATAACTGCGCCCTTTAGGAATACGCTGATTGCCACGATATGTGTCTTGCAACACGGGCAAAGACGCCCATTCTTTTGCCAAACGATTGCCAAATTCTTCATCTGTAATGCGGCCTTCTTTCCAAGAAGATAAACCGCGACGTTCTAATAAATACAAATTTGCTTTGTCTTGCGTTTTTTTGTCAAATTTATCGTTAGGATCAATTACGCCGTTTTGCACCAAATCGCGCATTGTTTTGTAAATAATCTGTCCGGCTCCAACTGCCGTAAATTGCTTGCCTTTAGGCTGCTTTAGATTTCTTTGCTGCCATTCCATAACTTCAAGCACAGACATGCTTGTAACGGGTACATTTGGCTTTACACGCGTTTTATTGTTCCAACGGTTGTAATCGCCGTTGCTTTCAAGGTTATAAATATAATTTAAAATTCTAGACGTTTTTTTATTCATCTAGTTAGTCCCTCTGAAAGCTCTTGAACGCGTTTTGCTCTTTCCATCAAGAAATCAAAATCATCATCAAAGCCGCTGTAAGGATCCCACCGCCCTTCTTTAATTGCTTCTGCCATAATTTCAGCCCCTGCTGGGCCTTCCAAAACACCAGATAAAGAAAACAAAGATCCTGTTAATTTTTGATATGCTGGTGCGGGATTAAATTTTTCGTCAACAATATGACCTGTGCTTTGATCTTTTGTTAGCATTTGAATTTTGTATTGCGGCGGGTATCCATGTTGCTCAAGAGGTATAAGCCGATAATGAACGCCAGCCTCCCATAGGCTTCGGTCTTTTTTCTTCATATGCAATGGGTCAAAAACACCGTCTTCAATCAACTGATTTATGTGGTCATTAACAATAAAATCAAATGGCCCTGCTAATAATCTAGCCGAACCAAGATCGGGATTAACAACCTCATTGCTTGGTGGTCGTAATGGGCTAAACGGGTTTATAATTTCTACCCATTGAATAAAATCTCCAATAAGCTGCTCGTCAGCTTTAATAAGATTTCCTAGTGCTTTTTTTCCTAATTGAGAAAACACTTCTAAAATGTTTTCTGGCATAGGTTCTGGGTAGAATTTTTCTGGCGCGTACATTGATTTTTGCACAATATAATCAGAATCAACAAAACGGCTGGCCATAGCGTTTTCAACTAAAGATGTTGTTCGATCTAACGCGGAAGTCGAATTGGAAGATGTATATTCACCTACCATGCCAGCATTTTGCTGAAACATTACTTTAAACAAGGTTCTGGCTTGGCCTAATTCTTCAACACGATAATTACTGTCTAACACATTATTGATTAAATAATCATCTATTGAAGCATCTAGATTTTCGTCAGTAAGTTCATCGCCCAACATTTTAAAGCCATCTTTATTTAGAAAGCTATTCCAAGTTGATAGATCCCATTGATTTTGCGGGTCTTGATATGTTTCAGCCATTCTTAAAGCATCGCGGAAATGTTCATTGTAACCGCCGCCATCGCCGTGAATTGCATCTGCAACTAAAAATGACGCTAAAACTTTTTCTGGAATTAAATGAGATATATCAGAAACATTACCTTCGCCTGATGGCGCAAACCGCATGTCTGTATAAAGCTCATACATATTTGCAAGCTGGTCATCATCCATGTCAGAATTTACGCTGCGAAACGCACGAGCCAAAGACATTGGGATCATTCCAGAACGCTTTATTTGATACATAGCTGTTGTGCGCTGTTTTTCGTTTAAAACGCCGCTGCGCCATGTATCTGCATTTATTGGCCCGTCATATCCTACGTCTTTTAATTGGCCCATTAAAATACGATCTAAACGCGTTTGATTGCTTGGATTAGTTGGAGCTTGCCCGTCAGCAACTAACGAAACTTTACTAGCTTCTTCACGTTCTTTTTGCTCTCTTGCTTCTTGTGCGTATAAACCGCCTTTGATTTGCTGCAATTCGCTTACAAATTTTTTAGCTGCTGCTCGATCAGGAATAACTTGCCCATCAGCATCTACAACCAGATCATTTGTTGCCATGTCAAAAGCGGGAAAATACTCACGCAAAAATTCAATGTTTTCTTGCTCTGGATCTAATAGCTCGGCAATCATGCCATCTATCTGAGCAACCGTCATATCATTTGTGTTAAAATCACGTTGTACGCGGCTTTTACTCATTGCGTACATAATTTTGTTTATTTTTTGCAATTTTTCTGACGGATTTAAAATATGGTCTTTTTCTTCCATCAAACTGTTAATTGCCATTTCTAATTGCAACGCAGCTTCTTGATCATTTCCTAAAAGAATATTTTGAGAAATTCCGTCAACATCGTTTTCGACAATGCCGTTCCAATTTTCTTTTGTAACTTCTTGTTGCAGCAAAGCTTGGCTGCGCCCGATTGTAGCCCCAGCATCAACCATTGCTTTGGTTCTTAATTGCTGATAAGCGCCCTGCATTGCTTCGGGTACATCTGCAAACATAGAATCCAGCCGCGCAGATGCGTCTTGGTTAAACGCCTCCATATCGTACATATTTGCATTTTTTGCTTCGTTAATTTGATTATCAATGGCAACGCCCATTTGATAAGTCATTTTGTCGTAGATGCCTTCGTCGTAAACCCGCCGCGCAATTGATCCCATGCCTTCAGTAATGTTTTCGGGCGGGGCTGGCATGCCGTTTTCATCAGTGGTTAAAACCGCAGCGCGTACCCAAGCTTTAGCTTTATCTTCTGCCTCGGTTGCCATGACTTGCGCATATTGATTGGCTTGATTGGCAAGAGCTTCAGCCATTGCCCCCATTGCGCTGCCTACATTTGTTCTAGGCGCATTAGCTGGATTTATTTGCCTACGATCCGCAATAGAAATGCGCTCTCTTTTTACGGGCATTTATGCCTCCAACTTACTAAAGAATGATTTATATACGCGGCTTTGAGAAAACTTTTTGTCGTATTTTTTACCTAAAAACGCTTTGGCAAAAGTGCCGCCTGTGTTTGTTTTTTTCCAAGTGTTTAATGAACTGGCTAAAGTAGACCCAGCTTGTATAAATCCTGTTTGCCGCGCTGTAGACGCTTCCAATTTAGCATTTATAACCGCCATGCGCCCTTGGGATCGCAATGACTCCACTTCTGTGCGCGTATTCGCATAGCTTTTTGCCAATGCCATACGACCATCTTCGGCAATTGCATTGTTAATAGAATTATAGCTTGCAGATGAAAAACCGCTCATTACTGCTGCCGCCGCATTAGCAGTAAACTGATCTTGCATGTTTTGACGTATTTCTACTTCCTGACCAGATCGCCGCGCTTGCGCCATTGTTGCTTGAGCCTCAAGCATACCTTGTTCATAAGACCCGCGAGATCTTGCATCAGCAGCTTGTAAATTGCCTTGCTGAATTGAGCTAAAAGCACTTGCTGCGCTAAATGCGTCACACATAATTCACCTATAAATACACGTTCATTACCAAACCGCGCACAATAACGCGGCCTACTTTTGAACCCTCAATGACAAGATTAGGCTCTCGATCCCAAAGCCCGATATGATATTCTCTCCACACGTTGACAGGCGTAACAGCTAAATCAGAACCAATATCTAACGTGCTAATAATGTTTTGCCCTGCTACTGTGCCGCTAACAGCTTGATCCCAACTTACTTCTGCAGAAACAAGCCGCTGGTTTTTTCCAATCATAGATCCGCTGGCAAATTCTACTTTTGGCGCATGCAACGTCATATTCCATTGCATTGAATCGCCAACAACTATTTCTTCAAATGCTTGGCTTGTTGTAAATGTGCCATCTGCGGCAATATTTACGTCTGGCAAATCATAATAATCGCCTTGTATTTGCAACGTCTGGCTTTGTTGGAAACTCCATGCTGTTGTCCAATTTGTTCCCGCTGGACTAGCGGTAAGTTTTGCAGAAAAATCCGTTGTCATATAGTTTTCTGTCGAAGTGTCGAACTTTAATAAATAATAATTTATACCGCGCTGCGCGATTGCATATAAATCTTCATTTATTGATGCGACAGAAACAAACGAACCTTGGCTTAATTCCCATCGCATCCAGCCAAAACTATCGTCCGCTCTGGACGCATGAAGACATAATAAAGCTCCATCTGTACTATCTGCAAAAAACAAATAAGGCGTGGCGCTAAACGTATTTGAGCCTTTGTATAAACAGGTTTGTTTTGGCTGCTTAACCCAATCGCTAATAACTGTAGAAGCCGCATTAGAGGTGTATTCTGTATCGCGGTTAGAGGACGCAAATTCACGAATAATTGTGCCAATTTTATCAACAAAAAACACACCGCCATCAAATTTTTGCGGAGTTGTATATGACGCACCAATTTCAGTACCCGTTACCGCCCTTGCTGATGCTTGCGTAATTGGCTCAAAACTATTTCCTTGAATGTAGATTTCCTCATTATCGGTAAAAATAAGCAAATCATACGCAGATACTAAATGACGAATACGCGCTTGTTTTCCAATGCCGTAAAGCGCAAGCGCATCAGTTGATAAAGCTTCGCCAAGATTAAAGTTTTTATAATCGGAAAACCTTGAGGCCCAAATTGCGTTTGGCAAAAGAGAACTGCCGCCCAACCACAATCTGCGCTCATGTATAGCGCAAGCTGTCGGCCATCCTCGAGCTTTGGAAAAAGCTGGTTCTTTAATGCCTTTAATGCCGCCTTTAACAAAAATTGTAACATCCGCGCCGCCAGTTAAAAGTGTTACAGTACCGTTTGCTGCGCCTTCGATTTCAAAAGTATCTGCATCAACAATGCGCTTAATTGTATATGCGGCTGCGCCTCCAGATGGCGCTGCGGCTGTTGAGGCATCTGATGCAAACTTAACCGCATGCGTTAAAATAGTAGGCAAACTGTCTGTATCGGCAATACCAGCAAAAAACACTTCATCACCAGCTTGTAAGCCATGATTAAAATAACTGACTTCTACAAGCTTTGAGCCGTTGCGGATATAAAACGGATTAACGTCGAGTTTTTTAGCAATATTTCTTTTAACCGTAATATTTGCTTCTGTTTGTGAAGTAACAGAGGTTATTTCAACTTCACCGTCTAAAATTTGTAATCTGTTCCCAACCCAATTGTTTGCAGTTCCCGTAAAAAAATTGGCAGAGGTGGTGATTTTTCCCGTACCATTAGTAAGGTCAAAATCACTGGGAGAAAGACTGAGAGCAGTTGCTATGTAACTCCCATAGCCGGAGGACATTCCTTTCGATGTCAAACAGGTTAAAGTTGCGGTTATGTCGCCACTTGCCATTTGAGCAAATGGCGCATTCAAATATGTATCATCAGCCGTTGTTGAAAACTCAAAATCTTCAATCGAAAAACTGGTGCCGCTTAACGTAACAATTTTAGGCGTGATGCTTTCATCCGTAATAACAAGCGTGTTTTCATTATAAGCTATTGATAAAAATGGCAGCGTTGAATCTGTCCATCCTGTGCTTGTAAAAGTAGCTCTGGTTGTTAATGTCAGATCTTTAATAAGCAATTGGTCATTTGAAAAATACAGCAAAAACTGCGTTGTATTGCCTTCTGAATAATCCCAAGTTTCCAGCCGTACTTTGCCTGTTAAAGCTTCTTTAACTTCTGTTCCCCAACGCCGCGCAATACGCCCATCGCTCAGAACCATCATATTTTTAGCTTCTTTAAGGCTGGAGGTATAAGACTTTACATCCTGACGAATACGCAAAGCTGTACCAGTGCGCCCTTTGCGAAAATCCGATCTAAAATCCTGTACTTTTGCCATTAGAGTGCTCGATTAGTTCGTCTGGCTTTAAGAAACATTTTTGTGTCCAGCCGCTGCGGAGAACGCCCTTGAGCATCCCTTGATCTGGCTTTGAGCATCATGGTTTGTGCTGCTTCGCCTAAATAAGCTGATGTTTGTTCGTCTTGTGTAATGGGCATCGCAAGCGCAGCGGCAAGATGCATAATAAATGCTCTACGAAAATAACCAGGGAATTTATCTGGCCCGACAATATTTGTAACTTCTGCGGTAACAACAGAGCTTGAATTTGCATCAACATTTACAACAACATTTTGACCAAAACGATCAAAGGCACCAATCGCGTCATCAATATAAATTGTGTGCAAATTAATGGCTGATGTCGGTAAAACATAAAGCCCTGTCCACGGCGCAGGCGCTGCGGTTGAACTTCTATTTAAAACAACTCGATCCCGCGCAAACCGCCAAGGATAAGAACACAACGCATCCTCGAGGATGTCTTCAAAAAGCTTATTGCCAGTCTTTGCTGGCAATGTGTTTTCGGTAAAAGATGTGATTTCGTCAACGCCAAGCTGGGCTAATGCCGCATTCATAATTTTAAGCGATGAATTAGAAACTGAAAGAGGCGTTACAGTCATATAGCCAACCTTGTTTTAAAGAAAGGGGCAAGCAGGCACCCACCCCTTTCAATGCTTCTCTTTCATCGCAGTGCGTAACCTAACCAGAAAGAGAATGTTACATCTGCCCCATCTGCCACTGAGACAGATGATCCTATTAAGATGGTGCGGGTGACAAAGTAGAAACTTTGTAAACCCCAGCATCTTCAATCACGATTGCGCCAAGAGACATAGAAGACACAGCAGACCAAGCTGACCGCGTGTTTTCATAATCCCAAATCGTATTGATTTCTTTGTTGACGCCGTGACCAATTGCAGTCCTGTGCCAAGCTACGTTGGTCGCAATGTTTGTACCAGCTACACCGTGATCAATGTTTGGCATAGGCATCCACATTGTTCCCATCCAGCTTTTTGCAGTCAAGTTTCCTTTGAATGGGAGGTTTTCAGCGGAAACATAATCTGCATTGGCAAATTCAGGAACCTTCAGGAATTGCGCCCAAGCATAAGGGTGCAATGCACAAAAACGGTTTCCATCATCAGGAACTTCATTAACTGAGAATGTTGTTACAACGCTCATAGCTGTATCAAAATCCCAAGCAGCAGTGTTATCGCCCAAATCAGTTGAGTTTGCGCCAGCCTCAAGAGCATCGAGGATAACCTCGTCAGTCTTTTTGCCTAATGCTGCAACTTGTGCAGTTGTATGAGCGCGTTTTTCCTCAATGTTTAATTTGAGCAAATCCAGATCATCAACCAATGTGGGAACATAATAGTCCACCATATCGGCTTTTACTTTGCTGTGCGCTGGATCTTGAAACGTATGCTCTGCATTACGTGTTTTAGATTGCGCTGCCAAAGTTCCAAATTTTTGGAAATATACAGATTTAGCTGCAACTGTGCCTTTACGGGTCGTATTCATTAAACGAGAGCCATATTGACGGTACAGCAAGTGAACGTCTGCGTTATATTCTTCAATAAACGCTTGGTCGATAGTTGATGTCATTTTTACACCTATTAAGTTAAATTTCAGAACGGAGTCGGGTGTTCCTCAAACTAACTCAACGGGTATTCCTATGCGGAGCCGCCTTGCGTTTTTGGGGCCGTATAAGAGGCATTCATGTAAAACTTTACATATCCCTCAAAATCAATCTGTGCTTTTAAATCTAATATGTCAAAACCTAAATGTTGTAGCCATTTAATACGCTTGCAACTAGATATGGGAACAATATTCCCAAATCCATCCCAATTAGGTTTTTCTGTCTCTATAAATCTTTGGCATAACCGCGTCATTTGACGCCAATATTTATCAGCAAGATTTGTTCCTAAAAGCCAGATAATACCAATGCTAGAATTATCAGGAACAGCGTTAATACCGCCAACAGCCACAACTCTGTCATTTGCCCACATTGTTACATATTTATCGGAAATACAGCTTGTAATCATCTGGCTATAAATATCTGTGCCAGTTGTTTGTATTGCGTAAGCCAGTTCATCCCTGTCTGATTTACGCATATATTTGTATAGCTCCAAAACATCATAAAGAGTGCTTGGAGCTAAAAAGAATTTAATTTCGCGCTTGTTGCTCTGCAAAAGCTTGCCACCTTGATCTAACCATAGCCGTGTAATCTTCATCTTCGCCAAATCTTGCATCTGCTTGCAAATTGCGAATTTCGTTGCGCGATAGCGGCTTGGCTTGCACAGAAGTTCCAACATCATCAGGCGCAAAGCCTCTTGATGCGTTTTTGTTCATCATACTTTCCATAAGCTCAACGCCTTGGGCTGTTGTCATTACTTTACTAACAGCATCAAAATGTTTTTCGTCTATATTAGACGTTACCCATTTATTAAGCTTGCTAACGCGCTGATCAACATTATCGCCAAGTTTAGCGCGTTCTGCTTCAAAATTGGTTTGGGTTTGCCCGTACACATCAGATATTAACGATTTGAACGCTTCTGGCGGCACATTATTTTCTTTTGCCCAGCTTCTAAGTGCTTGATCAACGCTTTCTGCTGGCGCGTCAAAGCCTTCTGGATATTCATATGCGCTTGCATCATCTGGTACGCCAAGTGATTTTGCATAATCTTGCGCAGCTTCCTCTTTGATTTCCGCGCGCAAATCTTCTGTCTTCTTCGAATACGCTCCATAAAGATCACTGTAGGCTTTGGCTTGATCTTCGGAAGTTTTGAATTTGTCTAAAAGCCAATCTGGGCGTTCTCCCTCACTTGTCGTTTCAACAGCTTGCGTTTCAGCGGGTTCGCTGGACGCTTCATTTGCATCAAACATTGTGGCAGCTTCTTCTGACATTTTTATCCTTTCGCTTTAGATTTACGCCTTGCGTCAAGAATGCCCACAAGTCGGCGCATTCCTTCTTGCATCCTTAATTCTGCATCTGTGCAGCTTGGATGCATAACCGCGTCCGTTGTTATTGAACGCAAATAAGTCATTAAATTTTCACCATCTGGTGAGTTCAAAACATTGCGGCATGTAATGTTTATGTTTTCTTCTGCATTTGCTGGTCGCTGAAAACTATCAAAGGAGTTTTTCGCTTGATCTTGGATCTCGCGTATTCGCCGCTCAATATATTCGCTCATACGGGTTGTTGCGCCTGTTGTTGCATCATCATCATTTGCTGGGCTTGCTGCTCCATCGACTGCACAATTTCTTTGCTCGATTTAAACAACTTTGTTTCCAAGCCCATTTTTTCAATTAACCAAGGGTGCAATTCCTCCATTTGATACATTGAGGTTGCAACTTGCGGCCCGTACATTTGTGCTCGCATTTGGTAATCTTGCATTAATTTTTGCAAATCGCGCCCATTTTGTGACATGGCAATCGGAGAAATAGCGCGGATCTGTATGGCTTTGCCGTTAATGACGGGCAATTCTATATCGCCGCGTTTTTCCAAAATATACAAAGCTCTATAAATATAAGGCTGAATAAACTCATAAAACACACGCGCAAACCCTGCGGATGTTCGATGCGATAAATCAGCCATGCGTTCAGCTACCTCAGTAGCCGTTGCTGGCGTTTTATTGGGATCTGAAAGCATATCATTAAACAATGCGCGTTTAATATTTGTGCGCTGATCGGCCAGCACCACATCTTGCATGTTAAAATTGCCAGTTGAGCCAGTAATTGGCTCCAATCCGCGTGTACCAATCTCTTTGGTTATAATCGTTCCGGGCAAGAGAGAAATATTATCAGCGTTTACAGTGCCTTCATTGTCCGTTTGGTACATTCCAACGATAGACATAGCCGCATTTTCAAGGATCATCTCAACCATAAGGTTTGTTGTGCGAATAGCGCCCATTGCGTTTAACAATGGCCCTCGGCCCCATGTTTCCCCCGCAGCCGTTTGCCAGCGAAATGCTATAAACGGATTTGAGCCTTTGCCTTCCAATTTGCGAACTTGCAGCACTTCATTATGCGTTTCACACAAAACTATGTGATAATAGCACTCAACCTCGACGTTAGAATAATCTCGATAGGTATATTCAATAATTTCCAGTTCTTTTTCGGAATCTTCCCTAAGATCCGAATAAGTTTTCATAGCTTCGCTTTCATTCATGTCGGGATAGCGATGCTTTAAGTGTTTAGCTGGTACTTTTTGAACCCTAAACACGCCGCCAACTGTATCATCCGCGCCGCGCTCTAAATAAACATCCGTTAATGGAACCGCGCGGTGATGAAACGCTTTATCGCCTGTGCCTTCTTCAAACAGCATAATGCCAGTAGAAATAGACATGTCATAAAGGCATTCAGAAATTTCTTGGGAAAAATTAGAGTTCCAAATCTGCTCAAACAAATATTTGTTAATATCATCGAGGTCTTTATTAACAGCCGCTACATCACGCGGCTCAACCATCGCAGATGCGTCTAGTTTTACAAATTCCGTAAAGGGAGGCAAAAGCCCTGCTTGCATACGAGAAACAAACTCGGCCACAGCATTTGCGCCAGTTTCATCAAATATGTCTTCTGCATTGTCGATAGGTTGTGTGTAAAAGCGGCGTCTGGCTGGCATTGTGAGACGCAAGCAATCGTCGTAAAGATTCTCTAAGCGCTGACGGTCTGCTTTTGCAGCATCGCGCCTTTTAATAATTGCCTTAACGTCCATTAATTACCTCATGAAAAAAAAGATCGAGCAGACATAAAACTACCAACGCCAGACAACATCCCACCCATTTGTGCAGCACTTGCGGATCTGCGAGATGCGTTTTGTTTTCTGCGCTGTTTTAGAGCAGCCATATCGCTTTGAGTGCGTTCCTGATTAGCAATTTTTTTAACGCGATCTTGTTCCCTAGCTCGATCTGCTTTAGCCGCTCTAGCTGCGCTAGTTGCTTGATTGTTTTGAAGCAGGGCAGCGCCAGCAATAGTTAAACTAATAGGATCACACATAATTTCACCATATATTGTGTCGTCGGTAAAAAAATGCGCTTTATCTAGTTAAAAAGCAACCCTAACGGCCTCTTGAAAGAATAGACTGGCGATTTCTTTGTTTCGCAGTCATTCCACCGCCTCGATTAAACACAGATTGCTTGTGATAGGCTTGAACGCTGGGTTTTGCGTTAGGATTTCGACCAATTAGCTTTTTGCCGTAACCCATTCTTAGAAGCGCGTATTGCTCTGCATCAGAAATATGCGAATAAATGGATTTTTTGTCGATTTCTTCCCGATCTTTTAGGTAACAATAGCCACCTTTTTTGGCTCCAACGATAAATTTGCAATTTGGAGAGACAAAATAAGCCGGCTTACCCTCTATGAGGGAATTTATTTGAGTTTCTACAGCTCCAACGCGAATAATTGGATCATTTGACCAAGCTGGCGTTACTTCCAGCCCCGCAGCGCGAAAAATCTGGTATGGCGTTACGCTATCAGTCGTAGCGCGGTCTTCCCCTCGAGGATCGCCAGTAATAATTATCTGATATTCAGAATAATGCTCTCGAATATGCGCGGCTAATATATCTGCAAATTGTTTTGCGTTGGTATCTTTCGTTACAAGTTCATCAAACACGCGCACTTGGCCGTACACATCCTGACAAAACGCGGCGGCGGGTGTTAATCCAAAATCAACGCCAATATGAATAGCATCGCCCTCTGTTGGGCCAAATGGCTCAGCGGCAACGTGCATTTTTTCTGAGAAGCCACGATAAACAGGTCTACCTGAGAATATGCGCCCAATTTGGTTTTGGAGCATGTTTCTGATCCAATCCCGCGTTTGGCCTTGCAGCAAATCACTATAATAGGTTTTATCTGTAAATTTGGCGTTTTCGCGGAGAGGATTAAGGTCATACCCCGTTAGCTCTCCGCTTGGCCCATATCTGTCATGCACGGCTGGCGGCTGCTGAAAAAACTCCCAATTTTCTGGTTTTAACAAAGTCAACCTGTCATCTTCGGTCATCCAATCTGGCGGCTCGCTTTGCCCAGACATAATAGACCACCAATGTTCTTCGTGAGGCGCGTTAGTATCCATAAACACACAGGATCGAGTAGGGCCACCTTCGATCATTCTTGGATAACGCTTAACGCGAGATATAGCTGCGGTTACAATTTCTCTGGATAATTCACGCGCCTCATTTAACCAAATAAATGTAAATTCAAACGAAAGCAACTTACGCACATCTTCATCACGATCTAATGCCAAGAACCAAACCTCGGCTTCTAAATCTATTTCTGGAACCCGTATTGTTTGACGAAACGGCGCTCGCCAGCGCACAGGCCCAAAATCATTTTCTGGCAACCAATCCAACCAAGTTTTCATAGTAGTGGTTTCCAACTGCGGAGTGGTGTTACGAATAACGCCCACTCTTACTTTGCGCGGCCCTGTTCTCTGTCCTGTTTTTAAATCTATAGAACGCTCTTGCCCAAGCATTAAACGCAAACATTCTATAACGCAGCACACAGATTTACCCGAACCAATCGGGCCTTGTATGCCGCGCACAAAAGCATTTGAGGACATAAAATCTACAATGGTTTGTCCGTCAGGCGTGTAATTTACATCAACCAAACAATTACCCCTACTGCTACGGACAAAAACGCAGCGTTTATTGCTGAGAAGGTAATGAGTTGTTTTAAGCGTTTGCTATCCGCTTTTTTTAACATCATTTGCTTGTAGGCTATATCCGCTGATGTCTGTTCTATTTTATTAGAACGCAGTTGCGTTAATGCAGCGTCTATCCAATCTACCTGTTCTGGCTGTAATTCAAATGCCGCATTAAAATGTTTAGCCACTCTTAATCTGTCCTGTAATTTTAATTCCTTGTGCATGGCAGCGCACTCCTATCTTAAGCCGTTTCTCGCGGCTATACTTCTGACCCTGCGCAATTCTTTTTTCTGCGCATCCGATAATGTTGCAGTTATTTTCTTAGGCGCACCACGCGTTACATTAACCACGTGCTTTGCCTTTCTGACGCACCAGTATCCGTCTAAGTCAAAAAACCCCCCTCCCACTTTAAATAAACAACCCCGAGGAACACGATCCACTTTCGCTTTGCTCTGCAAACCAGATTTACGAGGCTCTATTTCCTTCTCAACTATATTACGAGAAACCATCATACGATCCCCGCGCAATGAAACAGGCGTAGGCTTGGGAGGCACTATACTCGTTACAGTCTTTGCCTTAGCTCGCTCAAAAAAACTCATCCAACCCTCGCAAACGGACTATCAGACAATCGCGCAGCATCACGCCGCTGTTCAGCAATCTCAATATGCTCAGAACATACCCACATCCGTCCTTTGCGATGCTCAGGTATCTCGGACGCAATCCCGCCGTAACCAATCCCAAATGGCGCTGGCGCAGAACAAACAAAACACAAATAACTCTGAGGCTGCATTATATACGTGCTGGTCGGGTCACTAGGGTATCGCTTCATCGTTTTTTCCCCTACCCCCCTGTACCACCTCATTGCTAACGGGAATTTGCTGCAAACTTTCAGCTTCACCTTCTATCACTATGCCTGTGTCACTCGTGTTAAGATTAATTGAGATGTTTACCTCACGTCCTGATCCATCATTGCTCGCAGCCTGTACCTCTTGGCTGTTGTACCCAGCCCTGTCCAACAAGTCCGCTGCTGCTAACTGCCTGACGTTCTCGCTTCGTGCAGATGTGGCGAGGTTTAGCATGGTCTGTAGGCCTACTCTGGCTCCGTCAAGCAAGTGTTGCCTAATTGCCACTTGTAACCCCGCTCTCCCTCTATTGCTTCTCAGGAAGTGCGAACATGTTGATCTTCCAGAATAACCTGCTTGTTTAGCAATATCCTCGATGTCGAGTGTGCTTGTTGCGCGTAGCATAACCGCATGCGTCTGTCTGGCGTCTAATTCGGTGCCATCAGGTAGTGTTATTGGGGATATTTCATTGGCAGAAATAAGATCATTCACGTCGAGTTTATGTCCATTTGATTGGGCAAATAATGTGCCGCGTCGGTGCTCATTGTTGTCATCATCATGCTTCTTCTTCGGCAATCAATGGTGTGGGCTACCGCCCCCCAGACCCCCGATAAAGAACAGCGTGAGCTTCT